CCACTACAAACCGCGGTGTCCTCGGCTGAATGACACGCGGTGCCGCCTCCTTGTCAAATACCTTCTCTGCCTTGACGAAGCCACGAATATAAGAATCGGCTCGTCGGATGCCGGAGACAGCAAGTGACTTCAAAGCTTCCATGGTGATTCGCATCTTGTGCGGCCTGGTATGCGCCAGGAGTTCATCCTGGGTCCATGGCCGGGCAACATGTGCCTCACGTCTGAAAAACTCGAAGACACCAGAGAGGGTACGTGGGAAAAGACCTAGAGACGGCTGGGGTGGTTCGGTACCTTTTGCGAGAATAACCCGCTCAATAACCCCAACTAAATTGTTGTGGTGCTCGGAGTTGTGCACCACATGGTCGCATTTTGGGGCGACACCGCCTAGCACGAATGCTCGGCGGACCCTTGGGATCCCAGCCATTGGGGTGGAAACCATCTCAACCCGTTCTGATTTATAGGATGTGAACCTAGGTTTGAGAGCTGTTCTGGACCCACCTACATTGACTAGGCCCCCCTACGCGCGTCCACGCCGGACATCCTGTGCCATCTGAGATAGCACAAATGACTCAACGCGTTCCTCACCTGTCACCAAGAAGTAACAAATCGACGCGCGGTTGACCACCCCATCCATATCCACTCGACGGACAGTACCCAGGATGGGGGTGAGCTCAGGATCGGCAAGGTCAGTGTTAATCCGCATCCTTTGCTCAGCAATGATCGCATACGCAGACTTGCCGAATGCTGCACGATTGACCCCAGCGGGTCCGTCATACGGCATACTGCCAATCCGCGCCTTAACTTCGCATGCCAAGAGCTGTGAGGCTGCTCCATAAGTTGATGATTTGACATCACCAGCCCGTAGGTTTACCAGCACCTCCTCCCCCAGCTCCAGGCAGCGTCTTCTCCAGAAGCGCCACCAACGCCTCCGACGCACTCGTGCAGTCTCCAACAGTTCCCTGCGCGCATTGTCGAGAGACTTGACCTTGATGGACCATCCACAACACCAACCCAAGAGCCACCATAATAGTGACCCCACGTTGATGATGACCCCGCCGATGAGTACCACACATACGCAGATTGCACATGAGGCTGCACACAGAGCCAAGCAGTTTCTGAGGCACAGCGTAACCTCAGACACCACAAGAAACATAGCACTAAGTAAGGCAACTAGCCCTACCCAGACCCCTGCCGGGACGGTGGGCAAAAAGCCCCACGGATGGAGTCCCCCTTCCATATTCTCCCAGTTGGG